CCCAATTTTGCACAAGGTAAATTGACAAAGGGGGGTGTCGTGTAATATATGACCATCCCAAAAAAAACCGGGGGAATTTCCCGAGGGAAGGCCCAACATGAACCGCAAACCGCCCGAACTGCACCTGATTGACGGCACAAAGCCGCGTAAGAATGCCGCCCTGCCCATGCCCGAGAGCATCAAGAAGCGCATTCCACGCGCCGAATGGATGGACAACCCCGAGGCGTGGGACAAGGCCAAATTCGTGGAGGAAACCTCCGAGTTCTTGTTCACGGTGTACGGCATCGGCAACGACCAAGACAAACATACCCTTGCCATGCTGGCAGACCACATTGACCTCTATGTCAAGTGCACCAAGGGCATCAACGAAAACGGCGTCGTCACGACATTCAACAACGGGCAAACCGTGGGGCCAAACCCTTACATCGGCATCCGCAACAAAACCATGACACTGATAATCCAGTTGATGAACGAGATGGGGTTAACCCCAAGAAGCCGCCTGTCGGCGGGAAAAATGGAGGAGGAAAGCCCTGTCGCGCAATTCCTGAAAGGGCCACTCGGGTGAACTGGCAAGACGGTGTCATATATGCCCGCGATGTCGCAAAGGGCGAAATCAATGTGTGCAACGATGTTCGGCTAGCGTGCCAACGCTTCCTGAACCAATACGAAAACGCAGAATGGGAGTGGGTATTTGACGAGCGTTTCCCACAGCATGTCCTCAACTTTGCCGCCACCTTGCGCCACACCAAAGGCCCACAAGCGGGCGAACCGATTGTGCTGGAGCCGTTCCAAGTTTTGCTCATTTGCGCCACCTACGGGTTCAGGAGCAAACGCGACCTGACCAAGCGCATGGTCACGGATGTGATTTTGTTCATCCCCCGCAAGGCGGGCAAGTCCACCCTCACCGCCGTGATTTGCCTCTACGAATTGCTGTGCGGCGAGGCTGGCCCCGAGGTGTTCACGCTGGCGACCAACCGCGAACAGGCCACCATCGTGTTCGATGCGTCCAAGGGCTTCGTGGAAAACATGCCCAAAGAACTCGCCGACTTGTTCACGCCGAGCAAATACAACATTGGCAAACGGGGCGACACACAATCTATGTTCAAGGCGTTAAGCCGCGACACCAAAAAAACAGGCGATGGCAAGAACCCATCGTGCGTCATCGTAGACGAGGCCGCGCAAATCGTTGACCGCAACAGCATCGAGGTTTTGCACTCGGGTATGGTGGCACGGCAAAACCCACTGCGCATTTACATCACCACCGCATCGTTCACGAAGGACACCAAGTTCTATGAGGACTTGAGCCTTTTCCGTTCCATGCTGAATGGCGAGGTTTCCGACAATCCGCGCTGGTTCGGCTTGCTCTACGGGCTGGACTTGGGCGATGACTGGCGCGAACCGTCAAACTGGGCCAAGGCCAATCCGATGCACGGCATCAGCGTGTTTGAGGATGCCATTGCCGCCCGCGCCGAAGAGGCCAAACACAAACCCGCCGCCCTGAACGAGTTTTTGTGCAAAACCCTGAACGTGTGGGTGAGCGCGAACGCCGCGTGGCTTGACCGGGCGCACTGGGACAATCCGAAGTGTTCCAGCGTGGCAAACCTCGGCAGGCAGATTGAATCCGCGTTCATCGGGTTTGACTTGGCGGCAACCCGCGACTTGAATGCCGTGTGCACCTTGAAGCGGTACGGCGAAAACGATTTTGAGGCCGAGTGGAAATTTTTTCTGCCGGAAGAGGCCCTGTCCGTCATTCCGAAGCACTATCTGGACATTTTCCGCACCGCGCAACAGTCGGGGATTTTGAAACTGACAGAAGGCAATGTGATGGATGACCGCGAAATCAGCGAGTACATCAAAACGCAGTGCGGCAAATATGACGTCAAGGAAGTGGGGTACGACGCCTACAACGCCGCCGCCTTGGTGGCCCGCTTGCACGAAAGTGGAATACCTGTTAAAAAAGTCGGTCAAGGCATGGCGGTTTTGAACAATCCGTCAAAATTTGTTGAGAAATTGATTCTGAATCAGCAAATAAAGCACGACGGGAACCCGTTTGTTGGTTGGCAACTTGGGAACTGTGAGGTTTATACTGACGTCAACGGAAACATCAAGGTTCGCAAGAACGAGGCCGATAAAGCCGCGAAAGTTGACGGAATCATTGCGTTGATTATTGCGGCGCATTGCGCACTGGACAATCCGTATGTGTCAAGTTCGTTTGGTTTTAGAAGCCTAACATTTTGAAATGACGTAAAAAAGCGGGGAAACGATGGGAATTTTTGACATTTTCAAAGGCAAAAAGCCGACTGCAAATGAATCGAACGTGGTTCTTGGTCAACTGCAACTTGGCAACCAAGTCATCATGGGCGACCAACGCAGTCAGCCCTCGCAACAGTTACTCTATGTCACTACCTCCAGCACCACCACGGCAGGCCGCGTGGTGGACATTTCGGGGCTGACACGCAACTCCACAATCATGGGGTGCGTCGGTGTGAAGGCCCGCGCCCTTGCGCAATGCTCAATTTCCATCGTGAGCAAAAGCGAGGACGGCACTTTTGTGGACGCCATCAAAGACCCGAGCGTGGGTGCCCGCGACAAGGCCAAAGCCAAACAGGTGTTGAACCTGCTACAAAACCCCAACAACTTCCAAAGCCTCTACGAGTTTTGGTATCAGTGGATGATGTGGCAAGATTTGGCGGGCGAATCGTTCACGCTGTGGTGGCGCGAAAAGCAAAAAGACCCCACCGCCACGCCGATTGAAATGTACAACTTGGACGCCACGCTGGTGACGGTGAAACTGACCGATACCCGATACCCGTCCTATGTGCTGAGTTCGCCTTCCTACGGGTTCAGCAAGGACACGCCGCTGGACTACTTCCAAGTCATGCACATCAAGGAAGCCGCGTGGCAAGGCTCCAGCGGTTTCAACAAGGGCATTCTCGCCACGGAGTTGGTGGCCCTTGACCAAGACATTGACATTTACGCGAACTTCATCATGCAGAACGGCGCAAAACCGTCCGGCATTTTTTACACCGACCAAGTGATTCCTGACGCCAAGTTCAAGGAAATCGCATCGCGCATCAAAGAGACATGGAACGCCATGACGGGGAGCCGTGGCACCGACCCAAGCAAAGCGGGTCAGGGCATGTTGCTCGACCAAGGGATGCGCTACGACCCCATCACGATGCTGACCCTGCAAGACGCAGACGCGGCGCAACTCAAACTCCAAACGATGAAACGCATCTGCGGCCTGTTTGGTGTGCCGCCTGCAATGCTTGGCATCGGCGAATCCAAGTACAACAACACGCAAACGATGTTGGACGAGTTTTACAAGACTGTGATGTACCCTACGGTCATCAGCGTGGAGCAAAAACTCAAGCAACACCTGTTCCGTGGATACCCGAATTTGCAGGTGCGATTCGACACCAAGGATTTCCTCAAGGGTGCACCGCTTGACCAAATGAATTTCGTTTCTGCGGGCGTGAAGGCTGGCGTGATGACGCCAAACGAGGCCCGCGAATATCTCAACATGCCACGCGTTGACGGTGGTGATGAATTGCAGGCTGGCGGCGGTGCCCCGGAGCCGATTGCAGGCACATCGCCACAGGACACGGGCGGCGGTGGCGGCAACCAAACCCGCCGAATGAATATCGGGGCGAAAACATGAACAGGCTGAAAAAATTGCTATCGCATTTGACTTCACAAATCAAGTCGCCTAGTGTTAAACTTCCTGTCATAGAACAGCCCCACAAGATAAAAGACGACAATCAATCTATCCACAATGGGGTGATTTATGAAAAATCTGACACTGGTTTGCGAAGCGAAAGTAAGTCTGGAGCAAAGCGCAAACGAAAGCCAAGAGCCGTCCGGCAAGATTGAAGCCCGCGTTACCACATGGGGCGCACGCGAGGGCGAAGATGGACGCCGTTTCAACTATCAGCCCGAGGGCTTTGCTGACTGGGCCGATGAATTTGCAAAGGCTGAAAAACCTTTGCCGATGTTCCTCAATCACAACGACAGCGGAATGCCGATGGGCGAATGGACGTCGTTTGAATTTGACGACAAGGGCATGACCGCAACTGGTCGCCTGTACCTGAACACCGTTGGCGGCTCCGACCTGTACCAAGTCCTCAAAGAATCCCCGAATATGTTTGGCGGTGTTTCTGTTGGCGCATACGCCGAAGAAGCCTGCTACGTCAACGCCGAAGGTGAGCCGTTTGCCCCCGGCCCCGATGGCACCGTTTGGTCAAACCCGGAGTTCGACTACGAGAACGCCTACTTCCAAATCACGAAGGGTGGTTTGCGCGAAGTGTCCGTTGTCATGTACCCGAACAACCCCAACGCCGAAATTCAAAAACTGGAAGCGTTCGATGCCGAAGGGCAGTTGAACCCCCGCGTTTTGGAGCGTGTCTTGCGTGAGGCAGGACTGCACAAAAAGGATGCGACCACCGCGTCCAGTATCTTCAAGAAAATTTTGGCCGAGCGTGATGCTCCCAAAAAACTTGAAGGAACCCCAACTCAGGGTGAGCCTGACGCGGTGGTAAACGAAGCCGACGCCTTGCTTGCCGCGCTTGAAGCGCACGAACTGGCTGAGGCACTTGCAACCCGCATTTGAAAGGACACACCATGTCTATCGAGAAAGTTCTAGAGAAAGTTGATGCCATCAAAGCGTCCAATGAAGCAAAAATCGCCGAGGTGAAAACCGAAGTGCAAGCCGAAGTGACGGCCCAACTGGAAGCCGCCAAAGGCGAGATGACAGAAAAGGTTGCCGCGCTGGAAGCCAAAGTGGCCTCCATCAATGTGCCTGAAATCATCCGTGCCCCTCACAAAACCGTTCGCGGTGATGTGAACCGCCGCGTGCGCGAATCCCTCGCGTCGTTCTACAAGGGCGGCAACAAACTGCAACAAGAAGTCAAGATTTGGGAAAGCGAAGACCAGCACGCCGCCTACCTGACCGAAGCCTCGTCTCTGACTGGTTCCGGCGCTGGCATCGGTGGTCGCACCGCTTATGACCCCGTGTTCCACAAACTCCGTCTGATCAACCCGATGCGTGGCGTTTCGCGCAATGTGTCCACTGACGGTTCCACCTACCAATTCCGCGCAAAGGTGGGCAACGCGGGCGCTCAGTGGGGATATGCCATCCAGAACAACGGTTCGGCAACCACCGAAGCGACCAACATCTGGCAACTGAACATGCAGGACATTAACGTCCAGTTCCCCATCCGTACTGCCGCGCTTGACGACATTGACGGTTTGGAAGCCAACGTCGTTGACGACATGCTCCAAGAGTTCTCTCAACAAGAGGGCTTGAGCATGATTCTCAACAACGACCAGTCCGGTTCCACGACCACCGCTTACGGCGGCACCAACGGTCTGCGCGGCCTGAACGAGTACCCCGGCGCGAATGCTTCCTACACTGGCGGCACCATCAGCACTGCGGCATTCGGTTCCAGCGGCAACGCTTCTACCGACGGCTTGCACAGCATCGCCACCTACGACCAGTTGACCACCAACGGCAACGGCGCAACCAACAATGTCACCTATGGCGACCTGATCACATTCATCCACAGCCTGCCGCAACAATACTGGAGCGCAGGCAACCGTTTCGTCATCAACCCGCTGATGCTGGCTGGCATCCGTGGTCTGGTTGACGACAACGGCACCCCTGTGTTTGAGCGCATGTCTCCGCTGGTGTACGACGGCATCGTGGGCAAATTGCTCGGCTTTGATGTGGTGGTCAACACCTACCTCAACAGCCCTGTGGCCCCCGGTGGTTCCGCTGGCACGACCTCGTTGTTCCCGATGTACTTCGGCGACTTCCAGCGTGGTCACACCATCGTTGACCGCTTGAGCATGGTTCTCCGTCGCTACGAGCAAACGCAACCCGGATTTATCACTTTCTATGGCGAGAAGCGTCTTGCCACGAGCGTGGTCGATCCGTTCAGCATCATTCGTTATCGCTCCACCGCTACTGGGGCCTGATGAACAAGGGGGAGGGGAAACTCTCCCCCTTTCTGCTATGAAAAAGGAATGATCGAAATGACTGCAAACCAAAAAATTCTTGAAGCCATCAAAACGGCAATCACCGAAAATCGCCGCGTGACCATCGACCTGCGCGAAGCGTCCACCTTGACTGGCTCCGGGCTTGATATTGGCGGTCGCACTCATTTCGATGACGCTTTTGCCACCCTGCGCTATGCCAACCCGTTCCGCATGGGGTCGCGCAACATCAAAGCCGCTGACAGCACGGCGGTGCAGTTCGTTGCCAAAACGGGCAACGCCACGGGCGCAAACCCTTGGAACCCCAACGCCACGCCCAACTCGGGTTCGCCCGACACCGCGACGGCATACTGGGTGATGCCCACGCGCATCATCAACGCCACCTTGCCCGTCCGCATCGCCGCGTTGAACGATATCAACGGCCTGAACGAAGCCATCATGTCCGACCTCGCGCTGGAGTTTGCGCAACAGGAAGGCGCATCCATGGCGGCAAACGATGACCAAGCGGGTTCCAGCACCACCAGCACGGGCGCGACCTATGGCTTGCGCGGCCTCAACGAGTACACCAGCGGCTCCACTGCGGCCTATGGCACCAGCGGCACCGCCATCACCAACGGCATCCACACGCTGGCAACTGTGTCGCTTGGCGGCTCTGCTGTGACCTACAACAAAATCGTGGACATTGCCAACGCCCTGCCGTCGCAATACTGGAGCCTCCCGACTACCGCGTGGCACATGACGCCCGCCATGATTCAAACCCTGCGCCAACTGAAAGACACCGCTGGACTGCCACTGTTCTTGGAACTGGGCGAACCCGGCGAAGGCGGCGCAGTCGGTTCCATTTTTGGCTGGCCCGTCATCCCGAACCCGTACCTCACTTCGGCGTTCCCGATTTACCTTGCCAACTGGGACAGGTTCCTCACCATCGCCGATGTGGAGGAAATGGACATTCAGGTGTTTGAAGAAACCGCTCCCGGTTTCGTGACGCTGTACGCCGAGAAACGCTTGGCAAGTACCGTCCGCGACCCGTTCGCTGGTGTCCGTGCATCTGCCGCTTGATAGGGGGCAGTGATGGCCGTCGAAAATCAAACCCTTGCACCGTTCTATTCCAACCAAAGGAATCCGTACAACTACGCGAAAATTGAACAGGTCGGGCGAGATTTATCAACGGGCTGGCTCACGCTGGACGAAATCACGCAACAACTAAACCTGTTCCAAGACGAAAGCCAAGATTCCTATTTGGAAAACCTCGAACTCGCCACCCGCATGGCGATTGAGGATTTCCTTGGGATGGCAATTTTCCCAACACAGTGGAAGGTCTACTACCCGAATTTCGGGCTGTACAACACCGCCGTGTTTTTGGATTTGCCGGAAGTGTCCGGCCCCAACCAAAACACGGCAGGCGTGACCATCAACCGCGTGGAGTTCTACGCGAGTTCCAACACGGTGCCGGAACTGATTGCTCCGAGCAATTATTCCTATGACCCAACGGGCAACCGCGTCATCCTGAACACCATCCCGAACACGCTGAACCAAACGGTGGCGAACCCCATCATGGTGACCTACACGCAGAACGCGGCGTTTGCGGCTCAATACCCTGTGATCAAGCAAGCGGGCCTGATGATGCTCACGCACCTCTACAACAACCGTTCCAACACCACGGAACAGAAATTGCACGAAGTGCCGTTTGGTGTTGCCGCCTTGCTTCGCCCTTACAAACCACTGGTGATGTGACATGGGAATCAAGCGATACGAAAATTTGACCGTCAACACCGTGTCCAACGGCACGGATGCGTTCGGTCAATACACCACCACCATCACCCCGTGGTTTGCGACCCGTGGGCTGGTGGCTGATGTGGCGAACTCGCTTCGCATTTCGGAAAAGTATCGCGTCTACCAAGAACTGGTGAACTTCACTTTCAACTACACGCCCAACATGAAACAGATTGTGAATGACCAGAATCTGTATTCAATCACATGGCGTGCGAAAGAGTGGCGCATCACTGATGTGCGCGAGGCCAACGACAGGATGAGCGTGACTTTCCTGTGCTACTACAACGACCCGAACAGCCCCGTATGAGCACACAGCAAAACCCGTCCATCTACGCGCAGTGCATCCAATGGTCACTGGCAGACATCTTGTCGCCCGTGCCCGTGTATGCCAACTTCAACCGCAACTATGCGACACAGCCAAAGTTCGCCACATGGCAACTCCGAAATGTCCATCAACCCGTCTACACGGGCCAACAGCAAAACAACAAAGGCATTGACCGCCCTGTGTTCCAAATCAGCGTTTTCGCGCAGGACATGCAGGATGCTTTCAATCTGTCGAACACAGTATTACAATCTTTGCACGGGTATTCAGGAACATTCGGCGACCCGTTAACAACGGGATTCTTCGTTGCGAAGGCCGATGTTCAATGGTTGTTCAATACCTATGACGATGGATGTTCCAACATAAGACAAGATTTGACAAACCAATTTTTTTGAAAAGGAAACTTCAAAATGGCACTCATCAACAAAGTCTTGCCCGGATATGTTGCAACCCTATGGATGCAAGAGGGCGCAAACCCCACCCCGTTGACTGACACTCAACTCGGCACTTGGGCCAATGTGGAAGCCATCATCGGCACTGAGGCTGGTGGCACTGGCACAGATGGCCTCGGCGTGCCCGTGGAAACCATCCCCGCTTTCGGTGCTGACGATGCGTCTGCGACCTATGGTGTGGCAGGTGCACGCACTGGCGCGAAAATCACCACACAGAACCAAGTGACTTCTCGGCAAATCACTTCGGCTTGGAACCCTGCTGACACCGCCATGAACCTGATTCGTGACGATGGCTACAACGGCACGACCATCCGCACCTATGTCATCGCCGTTTACGATGGCACTGACACTGTGGCCTATGCGTTCAACGCCCGCGTGGGTGGCTTGCAATGGGACATGAGCGTGTCTGCTGAAGGCAAGTATGTGTTCACACTACACCCTGTCGGCGGCAACGCTTACGGCTGGTCAAACAGTTAAGCAAAGGAAGCCCCCCTCGCGGGGGCTTATTCATAAGATGACGACAATACAAAACTCAACGGACTTGCTGTCCTACATCGTGGCCCTTTCGGGTAGCGGTCAAAAAAATTGGTTCGGTTACACGCAACAGCGCATCACGGGCATCCACCTGTGTCATGAGATTGCAAAACGGCACGCCGACACAATGTCCCCCGAGGAAGTGGTGGACTATGTGGTGAAACTGAACAACGCAATTTTTTCCAAACTGCTGAAAGGGGACGCGCAATGACGCTCGCGAAAAAACTGGGCAAACAACTTGAACAAGTCAAAGACGACATTCAGGTCAAGAAAATCACCATCGACTTGGGCGAGGTGAAATTTGATTTGAAGGTGCGTGTGCCCTTGAAAAAAGACATGGAGGCTATGAACGCCCGCATCCTGACACCTGCAAAGGAAAAGGTTGACGAGGTGTTTGAGCGCATTGCTGGCCCTATGCGCAAGACCTTGGAAGAAGGCGGCGAGGATTTCATCAAAGCGTTGAACGAGAACAAGCAAAGCGTCACCCTCACCGATGACGACTTGATTGTGGATGGCACATCGTTGCGACAGGTGGCGCAATACCAAGCGATTGAGGAAGCCCGCGTGGAGGAGTTTTTCCACTTGCTGGTGTCTGAGACGGGCGAACCCGTGACCGAATCGTTTGACGAAATCAGCGCGGAGTTTCCAGAATTTGCGATTCGCGAAATCGTGCAGGAAATTCAGGCAACGATTGCACCTGACTACAAGAGCACAAAAAAAAACTGAGGCGCAGTTTGCGGCGGCAAGTGACCGCCGCGTTGATTTTTAACGGGCACACGGAGCAAACTGTCAATGAAATAAGCGAGGATGTTTTTACGGATATTCAAGTCATGTATGCAGATGGGATGCTTGGGAATAGGGCGGTTTTTGACGGGCTTGCACCGTTGACAACCGCCGTTTTCAATTACATGCGACCCGAAGGCGTGGCCCCGTATAAACAGCAAACGCTCTTTCCGTGGATTAACGAATACTGGCAAAACCCCGACAACGACCCGACACCCGAAGAACAGGTGAACAACGCTTTGCTCTCTTTTGTGTCACAGGCCAAGGGCTTCGACAAAGGGAGGTTCAAAAAATGAACGGGCAATTCAAAGTTGAAGGTTTTGACGAATTGTTCAAGGCGATGGATGAAATCGCCGAGGAAGTGGGCAAAGGCAAGACTGACGCGATTTGGCGCAAGGCCATGAACTATGCGATGGCTCCCGTGCTGGAGGCTGTGCGTGCCCGCGCACCCGTGGACACCGGGCAGATGCGCGACCACATCTACATGAAGGCGCATAAGCCCCAAAGCCGCGACAAAAAATCCACCACCTATCAAGGCGAAATGATTATGGCCCGCGTCACCGTGGGGCCCAAGCGCGAGGATTCGGTGGAACACACCGTGCTGAACAGGCGCGGCAAATTTCAAACGCGCACCATGCACCGCCCTGTCGCGCTGGCGCAAGAGTTCGGCAACGCGCACACAGGCGGCAAGCCTTGGATTCGCACATCGCTGGAGGCCAACTATCAGAATGTGATTGATCGGCTTGGACATGCAATATGGGCCGAAGTAAACTGGGGCAAATACGCCAAGAAGGGTTAAAAAATGGCAGTCATCGGCTCACTTTCCGTCAAATTAGGGCTTGTCACCGTTGAGTGGGACAAGGCCACAACGCAAGCAAAAAAACAGGCCAAGGACCTGCAAAACGCATTCAACGACCTTGGCTTCGGCATGGGCAAACTCAAAGCCCTGTTCCAGCAAGTGGGCGGCGCGGCTGGCCTGTCTGTTGCCGGGTTCGCGGCGATGTCGCATCAGGTGTTGCAACTGGCTGGCAACTTGGATGACTTGTCCAAAACCTACGATGTCAGCATCGCGAAAGTTTTGCAATTCCAAAACGCCATCATTCAAGCGGGCGGAAAGGCCGAGGACGCTGGCAAGATTTTGGGAACCATGTTTGGCAAGATTGCCGAGGCGCAACAGGGCAACGAAGCCGCGATTGCCGCCTTTGAGGACTTGGGCATCACCTTCGGGGAATTACGCTCCATGAACCCCGAGCAAGCCCTGAACAGGGTTTATCAAGGGCTGGCGGGTATTGGCAACACCTATGACCGCATCAAGGCGGTGAAGGAGATTTTGGGCAAGGGTGGCCTCCACAAATCGGTGCAAGAAATCGCCGAGGCATTGGGCCAATCCACAGCGGAGTTCAGGCGGCAAGAGGCGGCGCTGAAAGAGTGGGCCGCACTTGGCGACCGCATTGACCGCATGATGCTGAACCTGAAATTGGCCTTTGCTGAGTTTTTCAGCATTTTTGCGGGCGGCAATTTCGTGCCATCCGTCAATCAGTTCAAGTCCGCGATGGTGGCGGTCACTGCTGTGGGCGTCATCAACGGGATGTTCAAACTGGTGGCGGCGTTCAAAGCGTTGAACACCGCGTTGAAATCGACAGCGGCATTGGGCATCGCTATCCAGTCTGCACAAGGCATCAAAGGCATCGCAATGGCTGGCGGTGCGCTGGCGGCATATTTCGGCGCGATGAAAGTTTTTGAGGGCCAAGACGAGGAAGCCGCCGCCGAGGGCGAACCACCACAACAAGAAGGGGGCGGCACGCCTGAATCTGGCAAGACAGGCGACAGGCGCACCATCGCCGCGATGGCGGCAAAAAATAAACTCGCCCGTCAGATGCTCGAAATTGATTCGCGCCGACTTTTGTTGCAAGCCGAAAGCGTGCGTGGCAATCAATACGAATTGCAGATGGCAGAAAGCCGCCTGACCCGCGAGGAGGACATTGCCAAAGCCGCGCAAGAGCGTGCCGAAGCATTGAAGGCTGAAAACTTGTCGGCGGCGCAGAAGGGGCAAATCGAAGAAGCCTACCAAACCAAACTGGACAAGGCCGAACAAGACGACATCGGGCGCAGGGC